TGAAATCCTACCTCCTGGCAAAGCAGCAATATGTAGACTGCCAAGAAAAGACGCTAACGAAATGCTCCTCGCAGGAGAGGGGGAAGAACTTAAGGATTTATTATTCAAAGCAATCCCTGCTAGGCCAGATGGAATACATAACGCCTATGATTTATGGGAACAGTTAATAAAGAAAGACGAGACAGGTGTATGTAGCTATCCATTCCCTATGCTTAATAAGATGTGTCAAGGGTTTCGCAAACAAGCACTCGTAACTATCTGCGCAGGAACAGGGTCGGGGAAGAGCCTACTTTGCAGGGAAATGGCTTATCATTTTCTAAACAATGGACTTAAGGTGGGGTGGATTGGTCTTGAAGAAAGCAGTAAAAGAAGTATGCAAGGCATACTGTCTATTGCGCTAAATAAACCATTGCATTTAGAGCAGGATAATGTAGAAGAAAAAGAACTACGCCAGGCATTTGATTATATTTTTGCTGGCAATAGGTTTTTACTCCTGGAACACTTTGGTTCATTAGATCCAGACAGGTTATTAGAACAGATAACGTACATGGCAACAGGAGAAAACTGTGACGTTATCTTTTTAGATCACATAAGTATTGTTGTATCAGGACTGACAGTAGGAGATGAAAGAAAACAAATAGATGTATGCGTTACTAAGCTACGACAGGTGGTAGAAAAGACAGGCGTAGGTTTAGTTATGGTAAGCCACTTGCGTAGGACTGATGGTAAACCAGCTGAAGATGGAGGCGATATAAATTTAGCCAGCTTAAGAGGAAGTCAAAGCATAGCTCAGTTAAGTGACTTAGTTGTATGCGGTATCAGGTCGCAGACTGATGAAGAAAAGAACAACGAGCTACAACTAAAAGTGTTAAAGAATAGACACACAGGTTGCCTGGGCATGGCAGATAAACTTACATATACAGAAACAACAGGTCGCCTTATGGTGGCTGCATCAGATTTTTTTGGGGAAAAATTATGACACTATTGATAGATGCTGATTGGCTAATCTATTCTTCCTGCTGCGCTTGCGAAGTAGATTTCCGTGCTGACGATGGCACACACTTACTGCACAGCACGGAGAAAGATGTCATGGATCTTGTAGATATTAGGGTAGAAGGATACAAGAAACTAGCTGACGATGATAGTGGAGTCATCATGTGTTTTACTCAGTACCCTACGTTTAGGCATGGAATATACCAGGACTATAAAGCTAACCGCATAGGTCAACGGCATCCACTAGCACTAAAGGATGTAAGGCAGATAACAAAAGAGACATATCGCTCTGTTGCATTTGAAGGACTAGAGGGCGATGACGTTATGGCATTGCTTGCTACTAATGGTCAGCATGAGAATCCTGTTATTGTTTCTCCTGACAAAGATATGAGAGGCGTACCTTGCACGCTACTAGCAAAAGATGACCTGGAGTTAATAACAAGAAAGAAAGCAGATAGATTTTGGATGCAGCAAATATTATCAGGAGATCATACGGATAACATCGAAGGACTTGTAGGAGTTGGACCAAAGACAGCAGAAAAAATGTTAGAGGATGCGACTACAGTAGAAGAGATGTGGGATAAAGTAGTTAAGCACTATGAAAAGAAAAACAAAACCTATGCTGATGCTGTTATGACGGCACAGCTAACACGCATCTTACGAGATGGAGAGTACAATTACACTACAGGAGAGGTACAACTATGGCAGCCATTGACCCTACAATAGACGAAGGCTATCCAGCTATTGACGAAGCACTTATTATTAAGTTAAAAGAGAAGTTTCCAGAGCGATGTCCTAGCATTGATATGACTGATCGTGAGATTTGGGTATATTCTGGCATAGTAAAGCTGGTAAATATTCTTGAATCGGTTTATATTGAACAAAACAACCTACAAGATTAAAGTTATGTGTAGAAGGAGACGTGACAATAACGAAGAAGCTGAAAGGCGACATCGTGAGCAGATGGAACTGCAAAAAGAACAAATGCGCATACAGCAAGAGCAGTTTGAAAAAAACTTACAGGCTCAACAGGAAAGGTTTGAGGCACAGCAAGCAGCTGCCCAAGCACAAGCTCCAGTTGCACCAGAGCCAATAGCTGAAGCTGCTGCAAGCGCAACAGAAATAGCACCAACCGCAGTAGCTGATCCTTCTTTGCAGGGTTCTAATCCTACAACAGGTGCTGGCGCAGCATTGTTAAGTGTAGGTCAGGTAATGGGTGGCAGTCCACTCACTAAAAAAGGTATGGGCAAGAGAAGATATAGAACTGATTTAGTTCCTGGTGCTGGTGGATCAGGTAGTCTTTCAATACCTAACACATAAATGAAAATAAGACTTACTAACAATGTCGATACGCAGTCTGCGTTGTATGGCTCGTCAGGTGGCACAGCTGCACAACGCTATGAGCAGTTGCGTGTAGACAGAAACTCTCCACTTATGCGTGCTAGAGATTGTAGTAAGGTTACTATTCCTGGACTAATTGAAGATGAAAACTATGGAGATGCTGGTAGGTTGCCTACTCCATATCAATCATTAGGCGCAAGAGGGGTAGGTCACATGACATCGAAGCTGGCCGTAACTCTTTTCCCTACAAACGAAAACTTTTTTAAATTAGAAATAGATAGCCTTGCCATACTTGCAAGCAACCAAGATCCGCAAATGATAACTGAGTTTGATTCTGCTTTAGTAAAAGTAGAGCAAGCAGTAATGAGACAGTTTGAAACTTTAGGTGGGCGTGCTGCAATGCACGAAGCATTAAAGCATTTGATTGTAGGTGGTAACGTACTGCTGTATATAAGTGATGAAGGAATAAAGGTTATACATTTAGATTCCTATGTACTATGCCGTGACCCTATGGGTAACGTGACAGAGATAGTTGTAGAGGAGGAGATATTTAAAGATGCACTACCAGAAGAGTACCTGGAGGAGGATGAAGAAGATGACGATGATATGGAAAAAAGAATGGTTAAGATATATACCTGTATTAAATTTATGGATAACGAGTGCCATTGGTTTCAAGAAATAAAAGGCAAAGAAGTACCTGGTACACACGGCAAATGCGCAGCAGATGTAGCTCCCTGGATCGCATTGCGCCAAGATAGGGTGGACTCAGAAATGTACGGAAGGTCATACGTTGAGCAGTACTATGGCGACTTACTTGCATTAGAAAATTTATACAAAGCTATACTGGAAGCAAGCGCAAGCCTAAGTAAAGTTTTATTTTTATGTAATCCAAATGGCACAACAAGGCCACGCACACTTAGCCAGGCATCGAATGGAAGCATCGTACAAGGCAACGCTGCCGATGTCACAGTCTTACAGGCAGCTGGTAAATCACAAGATCTACAGATAGCTAATCAAACAATAGAACGCATAGAACAAAGGTTAGCTTTTGCGTTCATGCTTAACACAGCGATACAAAGACCAGGAGAAAGAGTAACGGCAGAAGAGATTAGATATATGGCACAGGAACTAGATGCTGGTATCTCTGGTTTATATTCCATACTTAGTCGAGAACTACAGCTACCACTTGTAAGACGGCTAATACATATACTACGCAGAAAGCGTAAGCTACCTGATTTCCCAAGAAGCGAAGTAACAGGAGAACCATTAATAAAAGAGAAGGCGGTTACTGGTATAGAGGCTATTGGTCGTGGCGATGATCGCAATAAGCTTATAGACTTTATAACAACTGCTAACCAGGCACTTGGTCCACAAGCTATGACTCAGTTTTTAAATGTCGAGGAAGCACTACGCAGACTTGCAGCTAGTGGTTCTATTGATACAACTAACTTAGTTAAGACTAAGGCTCAGTTGCAACAGGAAGCAGCAGCCCAGGCTGAAGCCGAGCAACAAGCACAGCAACAGCAACTACTGGAGACAGGAATTAAATCTCCTGCAATGGCGCAAGCCATTAAGAACTTCCAGGGTGCAGATCCTGAGAGGGCTGCACAGGCATTAGCAGCAATTACTAGCGAAACAGGAGGTATTGATGCCGACCAACTCACAGAAGCAGTCTAAAAAAACTGCTAAAAAACCTGTCTCTGATGCACCTGTAGTTACAGGAGTTAAAGAGATAGTTATCCAGGGGGAAGATAACACAGAACCCACAGCCTCTTTCACAGCTGCAAAACGTGATCCAAAAACTAACGAAATTATTATCGGTTAATTATGCCAGAACCAGTAACTATTAGAGAAGAACCTACCACAGCTGTAGATCCTAACGCCACGGAGGAACAACAGATTACCCAAGAGGATAATGTTGAGATTCAAGGGGAGGAGAAACTATTAGCTGGTAAGTACAAGAGTCAGGAAGAGCTAGAGAAAGCGTACCTGGAACTACAAAGGAAGCAAAGCCAACCTCCAGAACAGAGACAGGAAGAGGTTGTAGAGTCTGAGCCACAGTCAGCCAGGGAAATATATGGCGACTACATAGGTAGTAAGTTTGAAGAATCAAACATTGACTACAACAGCATGAATGAGCGCTGGCAGAAAACTGGCAAGCTAGAGGATGCTGACTACGAAGCTCTTAACAATGCAGGATTTAACAGGGAGATGGTTGAATCCTATCTCGATGGCGTGCAGTACAGACAAACAAGTGATAACCAGCTATCAGTACAGCAAGCTAATGATCTAATGAATGAGTATGGTGGTAAAGAAAACTATGAGAAGATGGTGTATTGGGCTGCGGATAACATGACTAAAGAGGAAGCTGCTGCGTTTGACAAAGCAGTAAAATCTCCTGATATAAGTTTTGTAAGACTTGCAGTTGACGGACTCCAGGCACGTTACTTAGCAGCAACAGATCAAGAGCCAAGACTTATAGGTGGTAGGTCATCAAGAGGATCTAGTAATGATGTCTTTGAATCAAATGCACAGTTAGTAGAAGCTATGAATGACCCTCGTTACTCAAGAGATTCAGCATATAGAAAGAAGGTTGCAGATAAATTGGGTCGATCTAACATACTTTAGACGCTATAGTTAGATCAACCTAGACCTTCTAACAGAAGCAAAGCCCTTTGCGAAGGACACCTTATGCAGAAGTAATGGTCTGGACAATCATTAATTCTAGGTAACTAACCAATGGCTAACTTTACGCCTTCACGCCTGGGTCTTGTAAACAATACTGGATCAGGTGTAAAAGATTTATTTCTTAAAACCTTTGCAGGAGAGGTACTATCTGCCTTCCGTAAAGCAACTATCTTTGAAGATTTGCATACAGTCAGAACTATAAGCTCTGGCAAATCAGCACAATTTCCCATCGTAGGACTCTCTAGTACCAGCTATCATAGCCCTGGCACACAACTTACAGGGAACGCTATAAAGCACGCAGAGGCCGTCATAAATATTGACGACAAACTTGTAAGTAATGTATTTATTGCTGACGTAGATGAGGCTATGAATCACTACGATGTGAGGAGCCAGTATTCTGTTCAGATGGGAAATGCTTTAGCATATACTTTCGATCAGAACGTAGCAGCTATGATCGCACAGGCTGCAAGAACATCGACTAACCCTAATACTGATCTTCCAGGTGGTACAAGAGTAAAGATTCTTAAGTCAGGTACAGCCAACACAGCTGCTGCGGTTGCTGCTGTTACAGGTACAGACTTAGCAACTGCTTTATTCTCAGCTGCTGAACAGATGGATATTAATAACCTTCCAGAAGAGGATCGTTACTGCGCTATTGACCCAACTAACTACTACAAGTTAGTACAGAATACAACTGTTATTAACAGAGACTTCGGTGGTCGTGGTGCATACGCAGAAGGAGAAGTCCTTAAGGTAGCAGGAATCCACATTGTTAAATCTAATCACTTACCTAAAACAAACAGGTCAGCGACAACTGGAGAGAACAATACATACCACGCTAACTTTACTGACAACATTGGTCTTGTATTTAACAAGCAAGCTGTAGGTACAGTTAAGCTAATGGATCTTAAGATGGAGCAGACAGGAGCAGACATCCACGCTCTCTATCAAGGTACATTTATGGTTGGTAGCATGATGCACGGTAGCGGTGTTTTACGCCCAGACTGCGCAATCGAACTCTATGCAGCTAACTCATAAGCCGTTAATATAAGGGGGTAACATAACCCCCTTTATTCTTATGCCATACGGAAAAGGAACATACGGCTCTAAGGTAGGCAGACCTCCTAAGAAAAAGAAAAAGAAAAAGTAATGGCTCAAAAGAAAAATGTTCGCCTAAAGATGGGCAAGCATAAGAGCAGATCAGGTGGCTTGACA